TACTCTTTTTGACATAGGCACAGCCTCCCGTATTGTGCGGGGGGCTTTTTTATTAAATAAAAATGGATATCATAGAAAAAAATACCACAAATAAAATATATTGCAACATCTCAAACGAGACAGAATACGACTATTACACGTTAACAATAGAGGCAGAAGAGTATAATGTAAATACTACTTTAGCGGCTCCTTCTGGCGTTAATGATAGATTTGTAGAGTTCACTTTAATAGAGGGCTCAGAGGACTTAGATAATGCTACAATAGAGTTGCCGAACAATGGCGACTTTCCGTATATAATAATGAACACAGATACTGTGGGAGGTACTGAAGGAATAGAAGTTCACAGAGGTATTTTAAGGCTTAAAGAGCCTAAGGAGGTAGTTTACTCCTACACAGACGACCAAAATATAGTAATATATGAATAATAATCCAATAGTTTCTAACTTTGCTTCGGCAGAAATACCAAAGTTTCTAGAAAAAAAGAATAAAAATCTAGTATTTTTCGGTGAAGATAACTTATATCCTTACGAATTAATAGATTTATATAACGATAGCTCTACTCATAACGCTGTAGTTAACGGAAAAGTTGGCTATATTGTAGGAAACGGACTAGAATCAGATAACATAAATGTTAAAAAATGGCTAGCAAGTGCTAATATTTCAGAAGATTGGACTAGTTTATTGAAGAGAATCTCTCTAGATTATGAGCTTTTTAACGGATATGCTATAGAAGTTGTTAAAACTAGAGCTGGTAATCAGTATTTTCACCTAGATTTCGCTAATATTAGACTAGGTTTAGACGGAAGTATCAAGTATGCTGAGGATTGGATTACTGAAAAAGGTACTAAAAACAGCAAACCAACTATCAGAGAGTTTGAAAGATACAATCCTAGAGACGAAGAGCAGAGAAGAGGGGTTATTTATCACGTAGATTACAGACCAAACTTAAAACATTATCCACTTCCAGTATATGTAGGCTCTTTAGCTGAGATAAGAACAGACGTTCAAATAGGAGATTATTGGTTAAACGAGGTAGAAAACGGCTTTGTAGGTGGTACTTTAATACAACATAATAACGGAGTACCTGAAACAGAAGAAGAGTTAAGGTCTTTTGAGAAATCTTTTCAAGGTAAATTCGGTAAAGCTACTGGAACTAAGATAGTTCACTTGTTTAGCCCTTCTAAGGAGAATTCTAGTGAGATATCTAGCTTAAATGGTAATGACTTGCACGAAAGATATTTAGAGATGTCTAGACGTGTTAAAGAATCTATATTTATTGGGCATAGAGTTACTAACCCTATATTATTTGGCGTTAAAGAAGAAGGTCAGCTAGGAGCTCGTAATGAACTTGACTTAGCTTATGAGATATTCACTAACACATACGTTAGCGAGAGACAGAATACACTACTAGCTACAATTAAAAAAGTAGCCTTATTTGATTTAGGTATTTCTGACATTGAAATCAAACCTCTTAAACCTATAGACGCTATAGACTTAACTAGTGACATAATACTAGCTAATCTTGATAGAGAAGAGATTAGAGAGCTTATTACTGAGCAGACTGGGTTAGAGCTTCAAGAAGCTATAGCTGAGCCTTCTGAAGAGGACGTAGAGTTATCTGACGAATTATGTAGCGAGGATTGCTATGGCAAGGATTGCAAGAAAGAAGATTGCGACAAATATAACAGCTCTGAGGACTTCGGTGCTGCAGATAAATTTGAGACATATAACGATTATCCTAAAGCTGCAAGCAGAAACGCTAAAACTGCTTTAAATTATGCAGAGAAAAACGGATGGGGTAGCTGCGGAACTCCAGTAGGAAAAAAAAGAGCTAATCAGTTAGCTAATGGAGACAATATCAGTAGAGATACTATAGCTAGAATGGCTGCTTTTGAGAGACATAGAAAAAACTCTAAAAAAAAGTTAGGTGATGGCTGCGGTCGATTAATGTGGTTAGCTTGGGGAGGTGACGAAGGTGTAGCTTGGGCTCAAAGAAAGCTTAAGCAAATAGATTCACAGAAGATGTGTTCATGCTCTAAGTTTTCTGACGATACCGACTTAAGCCATTTATTTGAAAACATAGGTGAGAGCCTAGATAACTACGAGATAGTAGACAAATTTGACATTAAATTAGGTGAAGATGGAAGCCCTATAGAATTCGCTACAGAAGAGCAAGAACTAGAAAGGGAATTATTAGCCACTATAAAGGCTAATCCCGGAGCTTCTATGTTAACTATAGCTGAGCTACTAGAAATAAGCCCAGAGATAGCCCTAGAGACGTTAGAAGTCCTAGAAACTGCTGAATTATTATCTATTGAAGGTACTATCTTAAACTTAACTGACGTAGGAGAGAGAATAGCAGAGTCTATAGACGTACCTACAGCAGTAGTTAGATACAAATACAGCTTAAGACCCGACGCACCCGCATTAAAACCGGGCGGAGAAAGCAGAGGATTTTGTCAAAAAATGATGAGATTAAACAAAGTGTACTCAAAACAAGAAATAGAATTTTTAAGAAATGACATGAAGTCTAGTAGCATCTCTAAGAATGTTACTAACGTTTGGTTAGCTAGAGGAGGTTGGTATACACCTCAAGGTCAATCTACTTCTCTGCCATATTGTCGTCATATCTGGGAACAAGTAATAGTAAGACGTAAATAATGATATTAATAGTAAGCCCCGCATTCGTAAAGGAGAACACATTACTACACTATAATGTAGATGATGGATATTTAAAGCCACTTATAGACAGCATTCAAAACACGTTTATAAGACCAATCGTAGGAAGTGCTCTTTTTAATGAGATAATGACTCAAATAAAAGACGGAAACGTATCAACTGCAAACGAAACACTTATTAAGGAGTACATGAGAGACGCTTTAAAGTGGGAAGTTTGTCACAAATACACCAGAATAGGAACTTATAAGCTTAGAAATAAAGGAGCTGGTAAGCATTCTGGAGCTGACAACTTCAATGCTTTAGATGAAAGCGAGTTGATAACTGCAAAGAATATATTTAAAGATAATGCAGACTTTTATAGACGTAAATTAAAGCTATTTTTAAAAGAGAATGAGGATGACTATCCTCTATATAAAAACCCTCCTAGCGGACTAGATGTAGTTCACCCTGAGAGGGACATTAACTGGAGAAGTCAATTCATACTATGAGTAAATCACTAACTATAAAAAACATAGCGTCCATTATGGACAACATAGCCTCAGAACACAAACAAATAAATACAGTTCTAAAGGGCAATTTGTGGGATGTTGATTTAACTAAAGATGTAACTGGAGTATATCTTATCTTTAATGTTGTTAGCATAAACCCTAACAGCTTCAATGGTATTGATTATTCTGTAGATTTATTCCTATGTGACAACGTGTCCGAGATAAACTCTAAGTCTAACTCTACTAGTGTTCAAAATGAATGCTCTTTAATAGGGTTAGATATAATGAGTATATTTAAGAACTACAATAAGAACACATGGGCAGATAAAGACATAGCTGTAGTTTTGAGTAATAATTGGAGCATACAACCATTCGAAGAGAGATTCGATTCTTTATATTCAGGGGTAGCTATAAATATGACTTTGTCGTCTGCTTATGGTTATAGTAGGTGTAGCATACCAGATTAACCTTAAATGTTTTAGGGGTTTATAGGATATTATAATAGAGATGAGTGTAATACAAAAAGCAAGTTTAGTTTTAATTCCTAGCGGATACAAGGACAGCGTACTTTATTCACAAGTGCCTAACACTACTGCTGGAGATTTTACATTTACAAGGGCTTCGAGTGGCACAAGGGTAAATTCTGATGGATATATTGAAACTGCTTCGGTTTTAGGTAATGAGTTGGTAGTTAACGGAGATTTTGCAAGTGATACAGACTGGACTAAAGGAACTGGAGTAACTATTGCTAATGGAGTTGCTACATCAGATGGAAGTGGTAGTAATTATGGAAATATTGTCTACCAAGATACTAATGTAAGTTTTGCGAACAAAAAAGTAAAAATAAACTTTGATGTATTAAATTATGTTAGTGGTAAAATGCGAGTAAGTCCAGGCAATTCTTCGGTAACCTCACACGTTCAGGCAAATGGTAGCTATGAATTTATTGTTGATGTTGGTGTTGGAACTGATATAATATATTTTATAAATTATCAAACTCCATTCAATGGCTCAATAGATAATATATCAGTTAAAGAGGTAGCCCGAAGCAACGTTCCTCGATTAGATTATACTGACTCAAGTTGTCCAACTTTATTACTTGAAGGACAGAGGACTAACGAGCTGAAGTATTCAGAGGATTACTCACAAAGTTACTGGAGGAAAGACAAATTAACTGCAACTGCAAATTCTGCAACTTCGCCAAGTGGCTTAACGGATGCGTTTTTAATCCAAGAAACAACTTACACCAATAGTATACCAAGCTTTGACTTACAAAATTCAAATACATTAAGTGCTGGAACTTACACGCTTAGCTTCTACGTAAAGAACAATAGTGGTAGATACTTAGGTATAAGCTTTGGCTCAAGTGGAGAACGAGTAAGAACAAATTTCGACTTCAATACAAACACATTTAAAACATTAAATTTAAGCGGTAGTACTACGGGCTCGGCATCGTATACGACTTTAGGAGATTATTATAGAATATCAATAACTGCAACATTTCCGTCATCAATAGCAGTCGACAATGTTTTAATGCCACTAGAGACTGATACTTACCCTTTCTTTGCTTTTCAAGATTCTGACAATAGGTCTTTTTATTTATGGGGAATGCAAGTTGAGGAAGGTAGCTACGCAACATCCTACATATCAACAAGCGGAACGATTGTTACGAGGGTAAAAGATTTTTTTGAAGCAGATAGTTTAGGTTCAATTATTGGACAAACAGAGGGTTGCATATTTATTGACTTTGTTTACCTTGATGGCGAAAGATTTTATATATATGATGCTGCAAATACTGCCAATGGTTTTTTGATTTACAGAAGTGGCACTGGATATAACTTGCAAGTAACTACAAGTGGAGGTGGTTGGGCAATAGCTAATTTTATAACTGGCTTAACAATAGGCACACGATATAAATTGGCTATAAATTACAAGCTAAACGATTACAAAGTTTATGTTAACGGCTCACAAATCGCTACAAGCACTTCAATAGGTGTTCCAACGACAAATAAAATATCATCCTGGGGGTTGTATGGTACTACGGATTTCAAAAATAAAATTAATCAATTTATGATGTTTAACCAAACACTAACAGACTCAGAATTAATAGAGCTAACTGGAGGGACAGCAACTACATATAATTGGATAGATAACGATTCAGACGAAATAATAACAAGCGACGGAGACAACTTAATATTTACATAAAAATGAGTACAAAACAAATAAAAGATTTAACAGAAGCAACTAGCTTAAATGATGGCGACGTATTCGCTATAGATAATACTTCTAATAACACAAGAAAGATAACTAAAGCTAACTTAGAGGCTGCCCTTTCGGTATCTGCAAGCCCAGCGGGAAGTAATACAGAGATACAATACAACGACAATGGCTCACTAGGGTCTAATAGCAACTTTGTTTTTGACGGAACTCACTTAGGTATAGGTGTTTCTAGCCCTACAGCAGAGCTACATATAGTATCTCATGGTATAGACGATACTGTATTTATATGTAATAGCAATACTGGTTCTGAGGCATCACCAGTATTAACAATGAAAAGAGATAGTTCATCTCCTGATAATGGCGACTACTTAGGGCAGTTTAAGTTTCAAGGCGAGAATGATATAGGGCAGCAAGTAGTGTACGCTAAAATAACAGCTAAAATAGGAGATGTTACTGATGGAACTGAAGACGGATTAATGGAGACAGCTCTAAAGGTAGACGGAACTAATCTAATAGTTTCTAGACAGACAGCTAGTGCATTGAAATTAATAAACGGAAACGGGCTAGAAGTAGACGGAAACATAGGGGCGGGATTAACAAACGCACAAGCATTCATAGACATAGCTGCGGGAACAACATCTAACGCACAATTAAGATTCAGAGCTGGTGTAGACCCTAGTTCTCCTACTGCTGGTGAGATGTGGTATGACGGAACTAATCTTAAGTTCTACGACGGAACTACTACAGTAATAATAGCTTAAGTATATATATAAAATGAAGATTACATTAAATGACTCTCAGATTAACAGAATAAACACATTACTTAAGTGTTTGCCTATCAGTTCTAGACCAATAGTCGACATGATAGTCGAGGAGTTTAATAGAGGGGAAGTAGTCAAAGAAGATAAGAAATGATATTCAAGAAATACGAGTTTAAAGACAAGGAGACATATCTAGAAGCTAGGAAAGCCATATGTGATGAAGAAGGCATCCTTCTAAATGATGTTGCCTCCTTAGTCGAACTCGGAAACATTTGTCTTGAAACTGATGACGAGGGATTATGTATAAATAAGAGCACAACGTATGCGGTAGATATATTGTGGGGAAACGAAATAGAGAGCTTCGCTCAATATGAAGTGTATCCTCCACCCGTTGGAGTTCATACGTTTGCGGGACAAGAGAGCAGTTACTTAGCTCAATTTTGCCTAAAAAACCCCGATAGTCCTTACTGCTTAATTCCAGAAGATTTCTAATGAAGTCATATTTTTACGCCATATTGTCCACAGTAGTCTACTTCTACGCACCAATAGGAGGGCTTATCATGACTGTAGCTATAGTTACTTTATTAGATACTGGGTTCGGTTTATGGAGAAGCTATAAGCTAGGGCGTGAAATAAAATCAAGATTACTTAGAGTTGGTCTAGGTAATAAGTTAATACCATATATATCTATCGTTATGTTAGTTTATATGTCTGATGTTTTTATAATTAATGATTTATTGAGTAGTGCTGTATCTATAGACTTTATGGCTACAAAATCTATAGCATTGGTCTTAATAGCAATAGAGGTCAAGTCTATGGACGAGTCCTTTAAGGAGGTTAAAGGCTACTCATTTGTAAACAAAATAATAAGAGTTCTAATTTCGTTAAAAAATGCAAAAAATAAAATTAAAAACAATCAGTAAATACGTATCAAATAAGGATATATTTCTATCTATTATGGTGATAGTAAATATTTGTTTAATGTATATAATAACGAACCCTTCTAGCAGAGTTGTTAATGATGTTAAATTGGTTAAGTTGAGTGATACAAAAAAAATTAAACAAGCTATAGATAGCATAGAATTAAAATTAGATACGATTAGGATACATTATGAGGATAAAATTTCTAACTACAATATTATTCCTACTAATGAGAGGCTTAAGCTATTCTCAGAACGCATTAATAGACCCTAGCGGAGATACAGTCATAACTATCTCCATAGAGCAGATGGACAGAATATATACAGAACTTATACAGAAGGACAGAATGGAGCAAGAACTTGAAATAACGCTTTCTAAGGAACTTAAATACATCGAGCTAATAGATAGCACCCAAAATGATATAAAAGCTCTTAAAACGCAAGTAAACGACCTTATAGACAGCAATCAGGCATTAAGCAGAGCTAACAATAAAAATAGACACAGATTAACTAGGTCTAGAAAAATATCTTTAGGGCTGTTCGTGTTGGTTGTTATCCAAGCAATACTCTAGTACTTATGGTATTTTTGACCATAATTTAATACACATAAAACTACATCTTATTTGTCATTTGATTGTCATTTTTTAGACAATTTTAACAAAAACTAAAAACAAAAAAAGCCCCTACACTTCTGTAGAGGCTCGTTATTTAATTTAGTTAACCCTTTTAGAGCTCCATTAGGCAATTAACTGCAGTATGTCCGCCTATTACAACGCCACATCCTATAGCTTGCTTCTTAAAGTTCTTAGCGTATGCAGCAGCGTATGACTTTCCGTCTACTCCGCAACCTACTTGCATTCCAAAAATTCTAAAATTACGTCCTACGTTCCACTCTGTATAGGCTTGTGTGTGGATATGACCTTGAACAGTAGACATCATGTCATTTTTTGACTTAGTTCTAGCTGTCCCTCCTTCTCCATGAACGTATTGAACGCCGTCATAGACTATTCTCTCCGTCCAATTCCAGTTAGTTCCTAGAACTTCATTATAATCCTTAATCCATCTAGCGGGGATTTGACTATCAAAAGCCTTTCTCATAATGATTCTATCATGATTACCTACACAAACGTCAGCTACTGGGAATTCTTTAGCCCATTTTTTAATTTCTTCTATGGCTACGTCTAGCTCATCTCCGCCACCCATTCCATCAGGGTCCGTAGCGTGAAAAGATGAGTAATGATTGTCTATTATGTCTCCTATAAAAACAACTTGATTACAGTTATAGTTAGCATACACCTCCTTACAATACTCAAAGTATCCATCTAACGTAAATGGTGCGTGCAAATCTCCTATAACTAGTATCCGTCTTTCGTCTTTAGTCATATTCTCGTATGCGGCTCTTTTGTTTCCGCTTAATCTCGGTCTAATCTCTGTCATAATTTTCGTTTTTTACTATGAAACTTGGGCATGCCTTTGATGAATATTCGTTGTGACCATGCGTAGTTACTTTATTATCTAATTTAGATTTTATTCTTTTTATTAATTTTGTTAATGATTCTTTTTGTTCTGGCGTTCTTGTGTCTTTTGGATTCATGTCCTCATCAACACCTCCAATATAACATACATGAATAGTATCTTTATTGTGACCTCTGACCCCAGCTCCCATTCTTTCGATGGGTCTACCCGCTTCTATTTCTCCGTTGAGTCTAACGATATAATGG